ATAGCTCTGCAAATTCACAGCACGCCAAGGCCGAGGCCGCAGACTTCGAATGTGTTGGCGTAGATAACGTTGAACTTTTTGATTGGATTAAAAATAATCTTGAACCGGATCAAATGATCCTTGAGTTCTACACTCCCGGCGAACCCAACTCGGGCTGGATCCACTGCAGCTGGATACCTGAAGGCAGACGTGCATCTTTCTTACATGCATATAAATCCGAAGGTAAAACAAAATACAAACCTATACTTGGTTCAGCGAAAGATATATTTTAAATCCAAGTCCTTAAATCTTCACCCAATACTTCAGATGCAATATTTATTTTATCTCTTAGAGCCTTTACAATTTTTTCGTCAACGGTGTCCTCACAAATTATATCGACATAAGTAACTGTTTTCTTTTGTCCTATTCTATGTGCTCTGTCTTCTGATTGTAGTCTCTTTTCTAGGTCGTAACCATTAGAATAATAAATAACTGTATTGGCTTTAGTAAGTGTAATACCATAACCACCTGTTTGTGGTGTGCCAACTAAAAACCTACACTCACTACCATTTTGAAATTTACGTATGTTATCCTGTCTCTCATCTTGAGGTGTTAATCCATAATAATCAACCACGGACCCTGGACCATATTCTTTAATAATATTTTTTATAATTTCATTAACGTCTTTTTGATAATTAGCCCATATAATAGCTTTGCCATTCATTTCACCAAGAATATTCATTAACTCAGTTATTCTATTATTTTTAATTAATTGAATAGAACCATCGTCAGCTGTAAAGTGACCACAAGTTATTTGGTGTAGTCTCATGAGTTGAGTCAACACGGTCATGGTAGACGTAACTTTACCATTTAAAATTGCAATGGCTTGTTTTTTCATTTGATCATAAACTTTTCTTTGGTCTGCTGTGAGAACTATGTGTCTTTTAGTCCAGTTTTTAGGTGGTAAATCTAAACAATCTTCTTTTAAAACACGATAAGAAAAAGCACTTAATGATTCCGACAATTCAGATAAATTTTTAAACTCATCAACAACTTGTATTGATCTGCCACGAAGATGCATAGTTTTCATTTCTGCATACCTATTACGAAACGCGTAGTATGATGTAAAATCTAAAAGGTATGGATCTAAAAATTCACATTGTGTGTAAAGATCCAATGGATTTTTTGTAACAGGAGATCCTGTCATTATACGTTTATATTTTGCTATCTTGCCAAGACCAATAATATTTTTAGTTCTTTTAGCTGTGGGTGTTTTAATTGTAGTGGACTCATCAATCGCCATCAAAGTTTTATGTGAGTTTAAAAATTTAGATGCAAACTTAACACCTTTGTCTGTGGAGAAAGCTTCAACATTCATAATTAAAATGTGAAAAGCTGTTTCTATTTCAAATAAACTTTCTAATTTTTCTTGTTGTTTCTTTGTAATATTTGGCTGCCACAATACCGTCACATTTTCTATGTGATTAGGTAAGTGTGTAGGAAGTTCTTGTTCATACCAAGTTTTTATAACACCTTTGGGAGCTACAATTAATGCACCATCTATCTTACCTTTATCATAAAGCATGGACATATTATCTATTAATACTTTCGTTTTACCCGTACCCATTTCCATAAAATATGCGTACGTTTCTTTATTCCATGACTTTTCTAAAGCAGTCATTTGATGCTTAAAAGGTTTGGTTTTAAATTTGTAATTCATCTTTCTATTGACAATAATATAATAGATGTTATATAGTTTGTCAATAATGTCAGAAAGAAAAGTTTATGTAATACAAGAAATTGCTGGAACGAAGTCAGGCAATCCTAAAATAAATATTATGGGAGCGTCTAGTTATTCTTCGTCGGGTAAATTTATTTTTTTATTACCGGAATTTTCACAGATGATTTTTTCTCCTGGTCCTCTTATTTATAAATTAAGACAAGGTTTAAAAAATTTTACATCTGATGATTATTTACTACTTACAGGTGATCCAGCGATAATTGGTGTTGCATGCTCTATTGCATCTGATATTACAGGCGGTAAGTTTAAACTGCTGAAATGGGACAAACAAGAAAAAAAATATTATCCTATTGAAATTAACTTATATGAGAAAGGCGAAATAAATGAGCGTTAAAAATGTAGTAAAGTTTTCAGATTTTGAAGCAGATCAACAAGATGTAATGAAAAAAACATTTAATGTGCAATCTCTTGCGGATCAAGTTGAAAGATTGGAAGGTGTTGCATCTGATATAGATTCAACAGAAGAAAAATTAAAAGAATTAAAAAAGAAACGAGATCACATATCTGGTGAAGTAATACCAACTATGATGGCTGAGATGGGTCTTGCAGAATTAAAACTGCATGATGGATCACATCTAAAAGTTTCTACGTCGTATAAGGCACACATAAGTGAAGCTAATAAGGAAGCGGCGTTTAACTGGCTTCGTAACAATGGACTAGGCGATATAATTAAAAATGAGATCTCCGTATCGTTTGGTCGTAACGAAGATAACAAGGCGGCTAATTATGCCGAACTTGCGAAGGGTCAAGGGTTTCAACCGACACAAAAGATGAAGGTTGAGCCCATGACTCTGAAAGCGTTAGTCCGTGAGCGTATTGAGGCAGGTAAAGACATGCCAACGGAAATCTTCGGGGTTTTCTCGGAGAATAAAACAACAATAAAAAGGAACAAATAAAAATGAACCAAGTAGCAACAAAAAAAGAAGGAGCATTAGCAGCGAACTTATTTGAAGCTGATGCAAATCAAGGTGCTCAAAACATGTCGCAAGAAGATCTTGCGTTACCTTTCTTTAAAGTTTTGGGACAGCTCTCTCCAGAAGTAAATAAGAGAGATGCTAAGTATGTCGAGGGCGCAGAACCTGGCAGAATAATAAACACTGTTACCAATGAATTGTTTGATGAGTTGAAAGTAATACCTTGTCATTACAAAAGACAGTACATTGAGTGGCAGGACAGAGGTACCAGCACTGGTGCACCTGTAGCGATACACGAAGCTGATAGTGATATTGTTAGTCAAACCACAAGAGGTAAAGACTACAAAGATAGATTACCAAACGGTAACTATCTTGATAACACTGCTCAACACTTTGTGTTAGCTTTAGGTAAAATCCCACAAACAGGATTGATTTCTATGAAAGGCACACAATTAAAAGTGAGTCGTAAATGGAACTCGATGATGATGGGTATAAAAATGCAGGGTAAAAATGGACTTTTTACTCCGCCAACATATAGCCACATTTACAATCTAAAGACTGTACAGATGTCTAACGACAAAGGTACATGGTTTGGATGGGACGTAACAAAAGTTGGAGCGGTCGACGACAAGAGTATGTACGACATGGCAAAAACTTTTGCAGTCAGTGTAGGTAAAGGTGAGATAGAGCCGAAACACGGTAACGATAGCTCAGATTCAAAACACTCATACTAACCAGATCCTAGGTAGTGGGCGTGGATGCGAGAGTGGAAGCGCCCACTTTTAATATATGATTGATAAGTTTAAAAATATATTTGAAGGCTTAGATCGTGCGCATGGTGTCACAAAAGTTACAGAATCTATTAGCAACGGAACAAAAATAAAAGGCAAGTCATTTGTAAAAAGAGAACCCGTCACAGATGAGTTGTGGCAAAAGCATTTAGAGGGTAAAGAAAGTTTAGGTGTAATACCAATCAACGATGAAAACAAATGCAAATGGGGTTGCATTGATATAGACTCTTATGCAGGGTTTGATCATAAACAATTACTAAACAAAATTCAAAAATTTAATTTACCACTAATAGTCTTTAGATCTAAATCAGGTGGTGCGCATGTATTTTTATTCACAGAAGATTATGTTTCAGCAAAATCTATGCAAGATAAACTAACAGAGATAAAAGCTGTGTTGGGATACGCAGGGTCAGAGGTTTTTCCAAAACAAACAGAATTA